ATATCCAGGATTTTGCCAAAGGTAATAGAAGCTGTCAGAAAATGAGTATGCCCTGACTTAATGGCATCTTTGATGGAGAGATCATCTGGATCGTCGGTAAAGGGGTCTTCAAACATAGGGGTAGAGTTGCCTTTTAATTTGTTTTTAGTGGCATGGGGTTGCCTTCCCGCTCCAGCGGGCATGGTAACGAAGTTCTAATCTATTGATAGATAGACTGCTCCGCAGGAGTGTAACATCAAAGACATAAACAACAAGCTTGGAAAACCTCGTAAAAGACACTCGGTTTTCGGGAGTGAGTAAAATATTTGTCTTGTTAAACTCCGTTTGTATCTATGTCTTGTGAAGAATATTACAAGTAATAGTTTATCATACTTTGAGTGAAATGTCAAGGATATAATGCACCTTGCAGTATATTAGTTTCTATGGCATGCACTATACCTGATTATTCATAATCTCGCTACACCATATGTTGTGGTGTCTGTTGTGCTATGTATACCATATATAGTAGTATGATGTCAATGTACACCATATATGGTATTAGTGCTTGACAAGCACCACTATATGTGGTATAATGGTTGTGCAAGTATATAATGGGATATTTATAAGTTATGGCAAGCATGAATGAAAAGTTCGCGACTGGTAGTACGCAGGGAACTCACAAAGCCTTGCCTGAGAGAAATTGTACACGATGCAGACACCTGGCTTAAAGAACATTCATCGGATGTTTCAATTCCATCCAGTTGGCCTGAGCCTTGGCAGTTCTCAGCGCATTACATTGGGGTTCGTGAAATTCCTTATGGATTGATCAAGGTCGATCCGCCGAATGAGGACGACAGCGAATTGCCAAACATGCGGACACCTCAACCTGATTGACAAGGAGGTGATCTTTGACTCTGTTTTTGACTGGTATGTCTGCGCTCAATGCGATGACGTTTATGTCAAATCCCAGTATGGCGAGTGGATCGAATCGAATCCGTATCAGGAATACATACAAACTTTAAAACCTTGGTAATTAAATGACTGTAAAGAAAAACCCAAACGCTGATTCACCAGGAGACTTTGTTGGACGAGGTGGTTTAGGCGCTGGTGGAGGCAGAACTTACACTGGCTCTACGGGTGGCAAAAGTATCGTCACTGGAAAGAAGAGTTCTGTTTCTAAGAAGGCTAAAAATAAGTTGAAGGGGGAGAAGAAACGAGATTGGTCAGATGTCAAGTTAACAGATCGGAAAGAGGGATTAACTGAAAAATTTCTTGAAAATCATGGTTACAGACAGTCAGACACTTCTGGCAAACCTAATACCTACACATATGATGGAGATAAAGTCAAAGCATACTCAGCTTATGTAAAAGGTGGTGGTAAATCTGGTGTGTCAGTGAAAACCTTTAATAATCCTACCCTCAAATCATTAAGAGATTGGATGGGTTACTAGTAATGGGCGACTTAACAGAACATTTCTCCAGAAAAGAATTCGCATGTCAATGCAATTGCGGCTCGGACAGGATATCAGCAGAACTGGTATCGAAGCTTGAGATAGTCCGCCTGATGTATGGCAAACCCATGAAGGTAACATCTGGCATACGCTGCGATACGCATAATCAAAATGTGGGTGGCAGGGATGATTCTGCACACCTGGATGGATTAGCGGCAGACATATCTGCCAAGGGATGCTTTGAAAGAGATCAGTTGGTAGGATTTCTCAGGACTCATTTTTCAAGAATGGGCATAGCAAGGAATTTTATTCATATTGATGTAGCGGATGAGGCGGGTAAGCCGTCACCGTGTTTATGGGTGTACTGAAAAAACAGATCAAGGAGCTTGTGCCGGAGCAGCCGATTCAAATTGAATGGGAAGACGCTGGCGATATTGAAGGTGAGAACGCATGGGCTGATTTGAGTGATGTGAAGAAGTACAACGAGATCCCTGTCAGAACCGTAGGCTTTTTTCTGAAAGCGACAAAGAAGACGATTTACTTTTGCAACAATATTGAAAGCAGTGACAAGGACAATAAGTGTACGGCAATACGGGGGCAGATCCCCATAGGGTGCATTAATAAAATTAACAAACTAGAGGTGCAATAGATGGTCAAGGTATTGATCGAATTAATTGACAAGGTATCCCCAGGATACAAAACGTACAGTCTGATGGCTGTAGGATTTTTAATGATGGTGTGCCAGATGCTGGGATATCACCATTTCACACAGGAAGCATGGGGAATGCTCGGCATTGGCGGAGCGGCAGCCTGGAAAATGGGACAAGACCGTAAGTGACAACACTGATCATTACTCTTGTTTTAGGAGTAGGGGCAGTCATTTATCTAATCAGAATTGGCAGACAACTTGAAAAATCTGGAAGCTATAGAGCGGCATTGGGGATTCATGGAACAATCAATAAGGTGCGCGACGCAATACGCAAAAAACGCAACGATAAGATTAAGCGCCTGGATGATGACCCTCGTTCTGTGTTTACTCCTGACGACTAGTTGTCAATCGTTCCCTGGGGAAGGTATCAATATTGCCTATCCCTTGCGCCCTGTAGACCCGGAATTATCCTTTGAGGATGTCGGGGGGCATTGCATCGACGAGGAGGAACTAAGAAGATTAGGGATATTTTACATCGATAGTAAGGCATATTTTGACGTAACAGAAGCCATACTCGATGCGGTTAATGGTAAATAACATCGCGGCACACATACTAATACTCGCGTTGGCCTTGCCAGGAGCCGCACTTGCAGACTGGACACATGACGAGGGTGTTATTGAACCTCCGCAGGAAATGATCCTCGGATGGAATGTCAATGAAATCCCTGGCAACGTAACGATTTACTACGATGTCAACGGGGATAAAAAGCCTGACATCGTGTTTGCACATTCGATCAGGTATATGAACAGCGGAGTGCAATGCGATGTCAAGAAGGTTGCGAATGAGCATTACTGGATCTACACCACATGTCCGGCAGATCACGCGGCGGATTATTTTATTTATAAGAAGTGGACACTCTACAAATTTATAGGTGGCGGATGGCACAGGGTATTTCAACATGTTGACAAATATGAGCGAGACGGAACGTGCCGCATTCAACAAGACAAACAAGGCTCTGGGAATCAGGACTTACAAGGAGCAGGAGAAAGCTGTACAGGAAACTGAAGACCTTGGAGTTGCTGGAACTATCAAAAAAGCGGTTGCTAACATTGGAGGAGTGGAAGAGCTTACCGCCTGGGCAAGATCCTCAGATAGAAATCGCAGAGAACTTTTTGGATGGTACGCAAAATTAGCGCAGAAAGAAGAGAACGATGTGGGCTTAAAAGTTCAAGTGAACATCGTAAATTATAATGGCGACCCTGACACTACCACACAAGTTTACACCGAGGAAGTACCAGCTCCCTCTGTTTGAAGCCTTTGATAACGGTGTCAAACGGGCGGTACTCGTCTGGCATCGACGCTCCGGAAAAGACAAAAGCGCGTTAAACCTATGCGTCAAAGAAATGTTTCAAAGAGTCGGACAGTACTATCATCTATTCCCGACGGCTCGTCAGGCAAGGAAGGCCATATGGGATGGAATAGATAAAGAAGGTCTGAAGGTGATGGATCATTTCCCAAAGGAATTGATCAAGAGCAAGAATGAAACGGATATGAAGATCACTCTTTCAAACGGGAGTATCTATCAGTTGGTCGGAACAGACATGGGACTCGATTGGCTGGTCGGAACAAATCCTGTCGGGCTGATCTTTTCAGAGTATCCGATTATGACACCGAAAGCCTGGGATTTAATGCGACCAATTGTCAGAGAGAATGGCGGATGGGCTTTATTTATTTATACACCGCGTGGTCAGAATCATGGTCACAAGATGTATGAAATGGCGGATAAGAATGATCAGTGGTTTTGTTCACGGTTGACAGTGGATGATACGAAGCGTGATTCGGTGGGTGAAGACGGATCGCCAGTAGTCAGCCCAGAAGATATTGCTGATGAGGAACGTGAAGGCTTATCGCCGGAGCTAATACAGCAGGAATATTTTTGCAGCTTCCACGCGGCAATCCCCGGAGCATACTTTGCCAGGGAGATGACGAGGGCGGAAGATGATGGAAGATTTTTAAATATACCGTGGGAATCGAAGATAGATGTCGAGACCGCCTGGGATTTAGGCGTTGATGATGCCACGGCAATTATTTTTTACCAGACAGTAGGCAATGAAATTAGATTGATTGATTACTACGAGGCTAACGGTGAGGGATTGCCACACTTTATCAACGTGCTTAAAAGCAAGCCTTACGTTTATGGGGCGCATCATGCGCCGTGGGATATTGAAGTGCGAGAACTTACTACAGGCAAGAGCCGCAGGGATACGGCACGGAGTCTGGGAATCATTTTTACAGTCGGTAAAAAAGTACGAGCAAAAGAAGAAGCAATCGAACAGGGACGACAAATAATTTCCAAGTGTTGGTTTGACAAGGTGAAATGCGAAAAGTTGATTTCATCGTTACGCAATTACCATAAAGAGTTTGACGACAAGATGGGAGTCTATAAGAAAAACCCAGTGCATAACTGGGCCTCGCATGGGGCTGATGCTTTCATGCAAATGGCAATGGATTACAGAACACCCAGGACATCCGCATTACAAACCGTAGCCGAACAGGAGTTTGATATTTTCTAATGAATATTTTTGATACTTACTTTTCAATTATGGGTGGCGCACCTCCTCCAAGACCCGCTTACAGTCCGCCTCCCCCTCCAAAGCCTGCACCAGTGGATAACTCTGCGGCAATGAGACAGAAGGCAGCAGAAAATAAAAAGCGTGGCAGGAGTTCTTTAATTGCTAATGAGGGTGGCGCTCAAGGGTTAGGCGATGATGCTTCTAAACAAAAGAAAACACTGGGGGGCTATTGATGAACATACTTGATTTTATTTTTACAGGATGTTTTGGTGGAGCGCCTGCAATGCCTCCGATGCCAGCTCCTCCTCCGCCGTTGCCAGATCCGAGTATTGCAGCGGAAGAAAAAGCAGCAAAAGCCCGTGCTGATGAGCAAGCTAAAAGAAAACGTGGCAGAAGTTCTTTGATTACGAATGAAGGCGGTGCGTCTGGATTGGAAGAGGATGGCAATACTGCGAAACAAAAATTAGGCGGATATTGATGAGTAGTGGCGGAACATTGTCAACGGAAGGTTATAAACATATATCTGAGGGTTACCCATCTGGATCTCTTATATCACGCGGTTTTGCATATGGTCACAATACCCGCAAAGCAGCAGAAGCAGCAGAAGCATCTAAGCCTGGGGCATCATTGTTGACAGATAGTGAAAAAACAAAAACAAAGAAAAAACGAATATACGGAATGGGTAAAAGTTCAGGCGAAGAAAAATCAGGCACGGTAAAGAAACCAACATTAGGTGGTGAATAGATGGCAGTCGATGCAAAGAACTTACTAAAACGTAATGAAACACTAAAAGAAGACCGCAACCTCTGGGACAGTTTTTACAGGGATGTTGTGGACTATATTCGTCCACGCAAACAAACGGCAGAGGAAAGCCGTACTCCTGGAGTCATTCGGCACAAGCATTATGATTCGACTGCACCTCACGCTGCTAATACATTAGCGTTAGTCATGGCGGATACCTTAACGCCGAAAGCCATCCAGTGGTTTGGCTTCAAGATTCCAGAAGCATCTCCGTTCAAGCAATTCAATGATAACCAGAACGTAATGAACTGGTTTAAGACGGTTGAGGATGGAGTGCGATTCGCCCTTGATCAAAGTAATTTTTATCCTGTCATCAACGAGATTTACCTCGATTTCAATTCATTTGCAACGATCTGTTTATATGTAGAAGAGTCAGAACTCAAACAAAAAGGTTTTAACGGACTGACATTCAGAGCCTTGCCAATTGCTTCTTATGTATTTGCCGAAGATGATGCTGGCAGTGTTGATACGGTCATGCGCGAATATGAATTAACGGCACGGCAATTTGTCCAGAGATTCCCAGGGGGGAAGATTCCAGGTGAGATTGCAAAATCATTAGAACAAACTCCAGACGATAAGTTTAATTTTTTGCGGGTGGTCGCACCAACCAAGGAATTGAGTTCCAAGGTTAAGTTTCCTTACGCATCGGTTGACATCCTGGTTGACAAACAACTCGTGGTCGATGAACGGGGATACAAGGAATTCCCTTACATGGTTGGCAGGTGGGACAAAGCGTCTGGCGAAACAAGAGGTCGTGGCCCTGCCGCGATTGCGCTTGATGATATCAAGTCACTCAACCAGTTGCGTAAACTTGAATTGATAGGTTTGGAGAAAGCAGTCAATCCTCCTATCCTGGCTCCTGAAGATGGATTCATCGGTACGGTGAAACTGGGAAGCAATTCAATTATCTATTCACGCAATCCCAATGATGTAAGAACGCTGCCGACAGAATTACGCCTGGATTTATCTTCATTGAAAGCGAATGATCTCAAACAATCCATTCGCGACATCTACCTGACAGATCAATTAAACATTCCAAGAACAAAACAGATGACAGCTTCAGAAGTCTCTGTACTCCGTTCAGAAATGGAACGACTGCTCGGCCCGACGATTTCAAGATTTGAATCAGAAGTGTTAGGGCCAATGCTGAACAGAACAGTCGGTATCATGCACAGGACAGGAGCATTGCCTCCGCCTCCTCCAGAAATTCAAGATTTAGATGCTATTGACATCGAGTATGTTGGACAACTCGCACGATCTCAAAAGATGGTGGAAGTTGAATCGATACAGAACTGGATTAGCTTGATCGGGCAATTCGGACAGATTGATCCAAGAGTATTGCAGTTACCTGATCTCATGGCAGCCGGAAGAATTATTGCGCCTGTTTTAGGTGTTCCTAAATCAGTTGTCAAGGGCGCTGCTCAAATGGAAGAAGATGTTGAGCGAGAACAAAAGAAACAAGCGGAAGCAGAACAAATGCAGAAGATGGGCGCTATGGCAGAATCGGCTGGTAAAGCAGCGCCTGCAATGAAAGTCATGCAAGATGGAGCGGCAAACCTAAGTGAAGAAGACAAAGCGGCGCTTATCCAGCAGTTCACAGGCACTAACTGAACGGCAGATAGCAAGCGCGTTTTATAATACATTTACGAGTGGAGATGGAGGGTTAGTGTATGAGTGGTTGCAAAACCAATACAATAACACATCCAGTTTTGTCCCAGGAGAGCCGGAAACAACAGCCTACAATGAAGGATGTCGGGCCGTGTTCCTGCAAATCAAAAAAAACCTGGACTACTGGGAAACCAAAGGAAAGGAATTATGAGCGAAGAAACGACTGCAACCTCGGAAGAGGTAGTCACAGAAGAAGTAGAAACAACAGAAGTTGAGTCACAAGCAGAAGAACAGGCTGACGCAACATGGCGGGATGGTTTGCCCGACGACTTGCAGGGAGTCAAAACTCTTGAGAAGTTCAAGGATGTTGATTCCCTTGCGAAAGGTTATGTGCATTTAGAAAAATATTTCGACGGCACAATAAAGATTCCCGGTGAGAACGCGACGGCAGAAGAGGTTGAGAGATACCATGCCAAGTTGGGAAGACCCGATACTCCCGACGATTACGATTTTGAAAAATCGGAAGTCCCGGACGGGATGAATTACGACGAACACATGGAAGGTGAGTTCTTAAAGAAAGCTCACGGCATGGGTTTGAACAGTAAGCAGGTGGGTGACTTGTATAGTTGGTACAGTTCACAAACCAAAGATATGTTTGTGCAGCATCAAGTCGCACAGGAAAACAATATCCAGAAAGCCGAGATAGAACTTCGGGCGGACTGGGGCAGACAGTACGAAGAGAAACTGGCAGGCATTCAAAGATTAGTGGATCAGTATGCCAGTGGTGAGGAAAAGCAATACCTGGATACATCGGGATTTGGTAATGACCCTCATGTCGCTAAGTTTCTCGATAAGATCACAAAGGATTTTGGTGAAGCGAAACACTTGGGTGATCCCAAGATCAATGCGTTTACTGATCCAGATTCTGCACAACGAGCTAAAGATTCTTTCTATAGAGATACAGAAAGTGATGATTACAAAGCGTATTTCAGCGAGACGCATCCCCGCCATAATGAGGTGGTCAAGATGCTGGATCGATGGAATAACACGATTCATGGAGATGAATAATGCCCATACACAAAGATATAAAGTGTGTGGATTGCATTCATCTCGTACCGCAGACGCAAGTCTGTATGGAATACAAGGCATCAGTGGAAGCCGAGGAAACGCGTAACTGTTATTTCTTTAAAGAAGGTGTTTACGCAGAACCAGTGGCAGAGATTGTGCCGATTAGGAAGGGAAGAAGAAAAAAGAAACTCCCTTCCGTATTCCCAGAGGGACAACCCGCATAGGATAATTGTTTCTTACAAATTTTTAGTCCTGGTAATCCGCAAGGATCAGGCGTTTTAACGCAACCAGGAGAGTCCAAGGTTGGGCAACTCTCCGCACAATGATTTATTAACAGGAGAGTGAAATGTCTACACAAATTAATAAGGCATTCGAGACAAGTTTTTCCGACAATTTCATACACTTGGCGAGTCAAAAGCAATCCAAGTTGGGTGGGGCGGTTCGGTATGAACAAGTCAACGATGCGAAGCAGTTTATGTTTGACAGAATGGACACCGTAAACACTTGCGGCGCATAAGTCTGTATAAGGCTTATGTGGAAAATGGGGCTAATTCGGTGGAACTCCCTCGTGGACAATACCGAGCCAGCAAACGAGATTACGAAAGGCTCGTTGGGCGTGTGTGACGGTCAGGGTTGAATAAATATAATACCCATCAATGTCCCAGCCGAAAGGCATGATATGACCTGAACTTGGTGGCAACATCAAGAAGCTGGAAATAGAAAACCAGCGATAACAAATTGAAGTATGGTTCAAGCTGTCAGTCGTCACGAAGATACTCCGTTAACGGAAGTACCTTTTTCCAGACGACGCGTTACATTTAACACTTACAGGGCGGTTGATTTAATCGACAATCCTGACCGTGTGAAAATGGCAAAAGATCCAACGTCACCGACAATGAAACAATTGACGGCGGCAATGAATAGACAGAAGGACGATGTAATTATAAGCGCAGCTTTGGGAAATTCATATAGTGTCAGTTCCGCTGATGCTGCTTCTACGGTTGCACTTCCGGCGGCTCAGAAAATTGCCAACGGGTCGGCCGATTTGACATTAGCTAAATTACTTGAAGCTAAGAAGATTTTGCTAAATAACGATGTTGATCCAGGGGAAGAGCCGATGTATGTAGTGGTTGGCCCTGACCAGTTGGAAGCATTGTTGAGTGTAACCACTAATACCAGCGTGGATTTCAACAGTGTGCGCGCTCTCATGAACGCCGAGCTTGACACATGGGCTGGATTTAAGTTCATCATTTCAACCCGCCTTGCAAAATCGGGCAACATTAGAAGTTGTTTTGCATGGGCTAAGTCAGGAATCGGCCTTGCTATGAATGGTACTCCGAATATTCGGATCAGTGAGCGTAGTGATAAGAACTACTCGACTCAGTGTTTTGTGGAATGCTCTTTGGGCGCGACACGAATCGAAGACGAGAAAGTAGTTCAAATCGATTGCGACGAGTCCTAAGTAAGGCTAACTGAATCTTAATTTTATTTTTTAATAGGAGTATTAATCATGGGAACAGCTTATTCAACTGAACTGACCAATCTTGAGGCAACCCCTCAAGTGATGGTGAGTCCTGGTAGTGCTACTGGCAAGATTCGTGTGTGGTCTGACACGATTGCTGCTGGTACAGGGGATATCGACGATGACGATATTCTAATGATGGCGGAAATTCCGTCGAATGCAAAAATCAAGTCTATCAAGTTGTACAACGATGACTTGGATTCTGGTGGATCTCCGGCATTGGTTACTGATGTTGGAATCTATAATGGTAACGTCAAGTTTAATGACACTGATAGCAGTGCAACTGCATATGCTGCTGAAGGTGTAATTGATCGAAACTGTTACGGTACGGTAATGACCGTACTGCAAGCGGCTGTAACGGCTGGAACAGAAGTACGTTACGAAACCCTCGGTATTGAAACGGTTGGCAACTTTATGTGGGAAGATGGCGGATTGACTTCTGATCCCGGCAGAATGCTTCGCATAGCGTTGACAATCGAAACAGTTGCGGCTACCGCTGCTGGTGGTGATATTACGATGGTTGTTGAGTACATAGTCAACTAACTGATTGGGGGCAGTCCAAAAGGCTGCTCCCTTTCTTTCAAGGAATTCTTTATGGCAAGTTTTGTAGAAATTTCATCTAACGCATTACGTTTACTGGGTGACGATCCGATTACAACGTTTGGCGATGATACGGAACGCGCTCGTTTAGTGAACGCTATCTATGAAGAGATGCGTGACGAAGTAACAAGAGCAGCGGTGTGGAACTGCTGTAAGTCAAGACAAGTATTGGCATCACTCAGTGAAACGCCAGCATTCGGTTGGGCTTATTATCACCAACTACCAGCGGACTGTTTGCGGGTTGTGGATGTATTGTCGGGCGACACAAGGATTGATCACACGATTGAAGGAAGACGTTTAATGACAGATGTTAGTTCTGTCAACCTGATCTTTTTAAAACGAGTGACAGATCCTAACGAATTTGATTCATTATTTATTTCAGCCTATACCGCAAGGATTGCCGCTGAATTGGCATTGCCGATTTCTGGTAGCAATACAGTTGCAACGGCTATGTGGACAGGCTATGACAAGAAAGTCAAGGAAGCAAGAACGATTGATTCACAGGAAGGAACGCCTGCCAACCTGGATGCACAGTCGATCATGGATGCACGCGCAGGGAGTGTTGTATAAATGGCAAAGGCCCATGCAATGTATTCGACCTTCACTACGGGGGAGGTCACTGAACGATTATCAGGCAGAGTTGATCTGGCAAAGTATAAAGACTCGCTTGCCACTTTAGAAAATGGAATTGTTCTGCCTCATGGCGGAATCAAGCGAAG